AACAACGGTCAGGGTAGTCATCTAAAATTAGTTTCCTGGAATAATCTCACTGATGTTAGTCTATCTGGAGTTGGAGATAATATCATTTTTTGGGATGCTAGTGGAGAAAATTTTGTTGTAGTCTTAATAGAGAACTTTCCATCGGTCTTTGACTTCACTTCTGATTTCATAATCGGACGAGTTTACTATGACGGTTCTCAAATTCTGATTCGTCAGAGTGGAACTGATCGTTGGAACTTCGATCGAAGAATCCAGATGTTCGGAATGGAGAGATTTTCAATAGAAAGAGCCCAGGGTTTGATGATCTCTGAATCTGGGAATCGTCATATTTCAATTACAGCTGGAGTCATTTGGGTTGAGCTCGTTCATCGTTTCAGTATTCCAGCTTTTGATTCTTCATCTGCTGGAACTTTTACTTATTGGTATAGATCCACTGGAGGATGGACACCAGTTCCTTCACAAACTCAGATCAATAATACGAACTGGGATGACGGGACTGGTACTCTGAATAATCTTACAGTTGGTCATTACGGAGTTCATTGGGTTTATGTTGTTCATGATGGGAGTGTTCATGTAGTTTATGGTCAAGGGGATTATCTACTTTCTGAAGCTGAAAAAGCGACTCCTCCAACTGAACTTCCAGTGCTTCTTTCAGCTTATGCTATTCTTGTAGGAAAGATCATTGTTCAAAAGAATGCGGCTTCTCTTTTCTCAATCCAGAGTCCTTTTACAGTGACCTTTCCTGTGAGTCTACAAGAAGGAGGAGCTTCTTCACTCGGAGATTTGAATGATGTTGATCTCATCTCAGTAACTCAAGGTGATATCCTGATTCGAAATTCTACTCAGTGGATTAATACCAATGTTCCTCTTTCTTCAATTCTTGGAAGATATACTTCTGGAGAAGTTCGCGCATTGACTCCTGCTGAGGCCCTTTCTATCATCATGGGAACAGATCTCTATCGAACTGCAGGGAATCAGATTTCATTTTTTGGCTTACCGAGTATTACGACTGTTTTGAATGTCGATAATCTCGATAAAAGACTGGAGATTGGTGGAGATCATTACATTCCGATTCGCAGTGCTTCAAATCCGAATGTGATTTTCAATGAAGCTAATCAAGACATGGATTTTTCTGTTGAGGGCACCACTGGAGTTGTTCTCAAAGTTGATGCTGGTCTCAATAAACTCCTTGTCAATGGAAATGATATTGAGAAGGCAAGCTCAATTCAGGTAGATGATTCTCAGGGATATCTCACAGCAACAAATGTAGAATCGGCATTACAAGAGATACTGTCGGGTTGGGTGAATTATTCAACTGTCTTACCAACACGTCTAAGCGTTGATGCTCCGACTTATACAATTAGATTCTCTGGAGTTGATCTCTCAGATAGACTCAGTCCCGGAATGAAAGTAAGATGGACACAAAACTCGACTATTCGTTATGGGATCATTACTGGGATTTCAGTAAGTGGATCTAATACAAACCTTACTCTATACTGTGGTACTGACTATATAGTAGAAGATACCAATCTATTTCCGATTCTATCTTTTAGTTATTCATCTATGAAAGCTCCGGTTGGATTCCCGTTATTACCTACCAAGTGGTCTGTTCAGGTAACCAATACGACTACTTATACAAAAACATCACCGGCAGCTTCGACGTGGTATTCAGTCATGGATACCGGTTCTCTTCCTACAATAGATGTTCCTATTGGGGCTTGGTCTTTGGTGTATTCTGCTATCGGAAGAATCGCAGCTCCTGAGACTTCAGTATTTGCAAGAGTCAATCTGACTCTTTCAACATCATCTTCCTCAGAATCTGATACAGAACTGACTGGAGCTGCAAGCATGAATGCTAGAGGGGATGTTTCATCGAATAGCATCGTTTTAACACAACGAATTTCAGTTCTTCCTAAAATTATTAGTATTTCAAGTAAAACAAAGTATTACTTGTTGATTAGCACTCTAACAAGTTCAGCATCGAGTCTCCAAGTTCAGGGAGCCACTGGTGCAACAATTCTCAGAGCAGTTTCAGCTTATTTATAACTATGGAAAATACATTGATTGAAGCTTCTCCGTATTTTTTTCTTGCATATATCCTGATCAAAGAGTTTGCGCCTACCGTAGCTAAAATTCTCGAAATTGTCATTCCTGAAAAAGCCAAGCAGAAGAGACTTAATCAGGAAAAAGAACTTGAACTTTTAGAGAAGAGGTTAGATATTGAAGAACGTGCTGTAGTTGCACAAGAACAAATTGCAAAAGCATTAATTATTTTAGAGACTGATCACGATTATTTCAAGAAAGTAGGATTAGACTTAGATCAAAGATTGGATAGAATAGAGACGGATCTTTCTTCGATGGGAAAGAATATCTCGATTCTCGTTGATAGAAGTATCCGATTACGTAAAACAGATAAGGAGACATGATGTTATTTACACCACAAGAAAAAGGTCAAGGCCTTGTCGAGTATGCAATCATTCTCGCACTCGTCGCCATCGTTGTGATTGCCGTATTTAGTCTTCTCGGAGAAAAGATCGGCAACACATTCAGCCTCATCAATGAGAAATTACCATAAGGAGAAAAATGGAACTTCATCCTGAACAACTCATTGTAATTTCAGTCCTCGGATCTTTCTTGACTGCGCTATTCAGAATGATCTATGAATTCGCTCAGAAGAGAAAGATCATGATTCCTTCATGGATTTCGCTCATCATCGTGGCAGGTATCTCGATCGTACTCTCACTTCTGTGGTTCCCCCAAGCATTCCCTCAGCTCCCTATTCCGATTGGGGATCCATCAGTAGATCTTCAGCTCTATTCGAATTTCCTCTTATCAGTGGCCACTTGGATTAGTTCGATCTTAGGAATGGCCATTGTAATTTATAGAGCATTGATCATCAAAGTTCGTCAATACTTTAGTCAGCGTCTAATGCCTGAACTTTACCCACCCAAGTAAACCTATGGATCTGGGGGGTAGCGTGCAATCTACCCCCCAAATTTTCACAAATGAAGCAAGTATCCAGCAAACTAATTGCAAGTCAGTTAGAGCTCAAAATACTAATTTTTATTAAGAATAAACTCTTAAAAGAATACTTACCACCAACGATTAGAGAGATCCAAAAACACTTCAAGATCAGTTCGACTTCTGTAGTTACTTATCATCTTAGAAAACTAGAAAGACTCGGATACATTAAAAGAATCAAGGGTCTTTCAAGGGGAATTAAATATCTGGATCATAAAAGTCCATTGCCCAGTGAACTATATCACAGTAAACAAGTTGCCAAAAACTCTTCGACCAGAAGATCCTTAGAAAAAGTTCAGGTGAAATAATTAGAAGGGGCCAAGTTATATATAAGACTCTGAGAACTGTCCCCAGTAATGGAGCATGACTTATCCAAGAACGGTGCGGGATCAGTCTAGAATACAACCACCAATACTTCATCCAGATCCAATAAAGAATGGGGCTGAAATTCCTGATGATTCTTCCCCCATAATAACTATTACCCTGATCTAAATCAGGAGTAATGAAAAGACTGATCAAAGACCCAAAAATATAGAAAGGAAGATCCCACCAACTTTCTGAATAAAAGATTGAGACTAGACCTAAACCTAGACTAGCTGCTGCATGATCTCGCCCTTTACTCAATTTGACCCTTTCTCATCTCTTGTGTTTCACCAGTTGTAGTACCCTAACATCCGTCTGATCTGATAATAGAGAGTCAGAGCTTCTACATAGTTCTGTTGTTCGAGAGCTTGTCTAAAATCAATGAGAATTTCGACTCCGTAATAATCTCTCGGTGGTGACCCCCCCTTTCTCTTCCGAGCTTTATGTATGTGGGTGTATTGGATCTTCTCAGATTGAGATGAGATCCCAGCAAAGTCATCAGCTGAGAGTGTCCTAGCAAAACGCTCCATAGCAGAGATTCTTCTAAGACGTTGTTTTTCAGCTTCTTCTAATTTTTTCTTGAGTTGTTCTTCAGTCGGTTCTTTAGGGGATTTTGTAGTGAGATCCATCATAGTAGATTACTCCTTGAGCGAGAAGTTTTCTGAGAACTGTTCTTACTGCAGCTTCTGGACGTTTCGATGGATGAAGAGATCGAGCAAGTCCATAAAGTTCATCAAGAGTAAGAGCCCCCTTTGAAAGAGTCTCAGAGATAATCTGAGTCAGTGTTTTTGGCTTAGGTATTTCAGGAAGTTCAAAAAGTTCAAAACCCAGTAGACTCATTTTCTGAAGTGTTTCTTGAAGAGATTGCTCTGATGGATTATCGAGAAAATCAAGGATAACAGTCTGAAGTTCAATCTCTTGATCAAGAGCAAATTCAACGAGTCTTTCAATGACCTCTGGATCCGATTCTGGAGTCGGATCTATTAGAGTCTGTACGATCACCCCCTCAGGAATCTCATCAAAGATTTGTTCTTTATGGAGCATTCTCTTGTAGATTAGTGATCTCTTTGGATTTTTAACTCCTTCAAGTTTCAGAAGCTCTATCTCCTGATCTAGATCTTCTCGTAATACAGTTGGATAAATGAAAGTGGTGTCCATCTGATCTCCTTAGAGACATTATAAGACAAATCTACTAATAAGGGATAGTACTTTTGTTTATTCTTTGGGAATTGGTCCTAATCCAAAATATGAGTGAACACCTTGCTTATGGATCGAGTATTGATGTGGAACTCGATTGAACTTCTTCTGGAACTTATCAATCAAAGTCTGAAGCTCAATACCTTCTTGTAGACAATGTTTGACTGAGTAATAGTAGAAGGAATCAGCCTTTGGATCTCCGGGGCTTAGATTTTCAGAATACTTCTGAATCAACTCTTCTTCAGAGATCAAGAATTTTGGTGTTTTCTGCTCGGGAGTCTGGATCTTTGATTTTCGATACTGACGACGAAGTTTTCGCAGAGCTTTTTTCTTAGCTTCTGAATCAAGATCACTTCTCTTAATGGCTTCAACTTCTTCTAGAAAGGACATTAGAAAGTTCCTCCAGCTGCTGAGATAATTCGTATCGCAAGACTCGTTTAGGCGGCCAATTTCCTGTAGAGACAAGATCAAAGACTTCTTCCGGATCAAGAGGCTCTTCATAACAAAATGGACCCGGAAGTATTGTCAACCAGAGATTCCGAAGAAGATCATCTCCAAAAATTTTCCGAGAGATAATCCACGGATTCGACATCGAAATAAGTTTAGCTCCAAGATCTATTTTTCGAGGAGGAAGTAAACGCGGAATATCATCCGATTTATCTCCCAAAAGAACTAAAGAAAAAAGAACATCTTTGTGATTACAAATTAGTGGAGCAATTCTCTTTGGAAGTTTTCTTGAATAGTCTGAAAAAGTAACTGGTTGATCAGAATTTGTGATCAAGGAGATTCCGGGTATTTGAAGAAGATCTTTATCTCGACCAATGATAGGATACCAATAACCCATCGTTAAAAGAGAAGCAATAAGATCATCAGCTTCAAAACCCGAGACTTCAATCTTTCGAAAAGAGGGGTCTTCTCGAATGACTTCTTGAAGATCAAGAACAAGTTCCCTTTTCTCTAAGTTTCGATCCTGTCGATGAGCTTTATATCCTGGGTAGAATTTTTTCCTTTCAGATTCTCTAGAATCCATCAGAAAAAGCGCCCCAGATCTCATCGTATAGGAATTCCTGATACTGATCCAACTTTGACGTCCAGCTGTCCCATAGATCCAAGTAAAATATCCAGCGTCAATCAACGTTTGAACAGGGGTATTTATATTCGGGATCATAGTTTTCCTCATTTGTGCTTTCTACAGAAGCCCAAGTTTTACCGACGATGAATTCTCCAGTGATTGGAAGATAATTCCAAAGAGACAAATTACTCAATGGAGTCTGATTCAAGGACTTGAACCCAAGGTTGACGATTTCAGCCATCTGAGTGATTTCACCTGGTGCAATATCATGGATGCTGCTGTCATGTACTCCGAAGATTGGTGTTGAAGAAAGACCTCGAGATTCAATTTCAGAAAAGACCGTCCTCAGAATTACTAACATGATGTCTGATGCGGTCCCTTGAATAGGTGAATTGATAGCTTTTCTTTCCGCAGAATGTTCACCCTCAGTTTCAATAATTGTTCTTAGATTACGAGTTCTTCCGAAGATTGTGTAGGAATAGCCAGTAGCAAGAGCCCTAGATTTTTGGTCTTCGATATATTCATTCAACTTCGGGAAAATCCCAAAAAAGGATTGCACAATAGATCGGACTTCTGATTCTTCAACTCCAATTCTCTGAGCTAATCCTTTTGGTGATCCCCCATAGAGAAGGCCGAAGGTAACTCCTTTTGATTTTTTTCGTTGAAAAGGTGTGATTTGATCCTCGGGCAATTTATACAGTTTTGAAGCGATGAATCTATGAACATCTTCTTTTAGCAGAGCCTCTGCTAATACCTCATCATTAGATAGAAGTGCAGCAACTCTGAGTTCGGCTTGAGCAAGATCTATAAGACCAATTCTTCCATCAGGCCATCTTGAAATGAATAGAGTCTTAATAGGTCCGAGACGCGGAACTTGTTGGAGATTCGGATCTGAGCATGAAAGACGTCCAGTAGAAGTTCCCACAAGTGAGAGTCTCGGATGAAGACGACCATCAATAGCTCCAAATTCTCGATACGAAATTAAGAATTCAGATTCCTTAATAAGATCCCTTCTCAATAAAAGAGCGTCAACTATGGGATATTTTCCAGCAAATTCTCGAAGAACAGGTTCACTTACACTGTAATTTCCAGAGGGTGTTTTTATATTTAAAGGTACTCTAAATTTTTGAAGAACAGTAGAGACCTGAATCGGGCTGTTCCAGTTGATTTGATGACTGGATTCTCGGATTTTTTGTATCAGTGAATCTGGGACAGGATGATTTCGCTGATCTGGATACTTCTTGAAGTAGGATTCTAAAGCTTCTTGAATCACTAATTGATCTATTTGTTTTTTAGCTTCATTGATTTTCTCTGTATATTCGATAGCCAGTTTCTCAAGTCGATCCCAGTCAATAGAGACTCCTCGTGATCTCATACCTACGAATTTCGGAATCAGATCAAACAACAGTTCGGTAATATAAAGGTCTTTTGTTCGCTTTTCGAACTTCAAAAAGAGATCTCGAGTACCGAGGACATCTTCTTGTAAGTAACCGGGGTCCTCAAACCCCCCTTGACCACGACTTCCGGGTCTATTAGTATAACTAGAAACAAGGTGTTTGAGTGACAGGATACTTTCACCGAGAATCGAGGCCATGATCATCGTATCTTTAACCCGAACTGAATCATAATCTTGAATCTTCGATTCTTCAAGAAGAAAAGACAAGTCAAAAGCGATGTTGTGACCTATAAGGGTTCTCTTCTTCAGGATCTCATATAAGAATCGGTGATCTTCTGAAGTGAAAGGTCCTTTCACAATTTGAACATGATCAGAATCACGAGTTCCGAATCCAATCATGATGATGGATCCTGTATGAGGATCAAGTCCAGTAGTTTCAAGATCAAGGAAGACTTCTTCTTTGAGGTTGAGTTGTTCAAGGTCTACAATCTCATATGAACCTGTTGAAAGCACAGAATCCTCTTGAAAGAATCTCTGTAGATCAGTATCAATCATCCTTCTTTTTTCAGGATCATTGGCTCCAATATAAAAAGGAAAAGTTGGGACTACTACACATCCCAGGTCTGGATTCGTAAAGATGGTCCCATGATCTTCACGAAGAGATGAAAATCCAGGACAAAGAACTTGTGAAGATTCAGTACCAAGAGTCAAAATACGAGTATAACCTGGAATGACAATTTGTCGAAGTTCATCGAGAAGAATAGGAGTCCATTCTTTGAGAGAATTCATCCTAACACGATCCGTCAAGGCCATTGGAGTTTTGACAAGATTCGTGAAATAAAAGGTTCCATTAAGAAAGGGTTTAAGAATCTGAAAACTTCTTTCGCCAATAGGCCTTAAAGGATTTCGAGACGAATTTCCGGGAGACTTTCCGACGATAATAAATTTCGCGGGGATGTCCCCCCATGAAGGGACAGCTTTTGGATCTTTAGGACAGAAGTCGTAGTATTGCATTGATGTCTCCATTAGGAATGAATCTCAAGCCATTAGTTGCATGAACAAGTCTCTCATAAAGTTCAATCTCTTTCTCAGGATCAAATGGATAGTACTTTGAAGACAATGATCGAAAGTAAAGAAGCTGAGAAAGCGTAGGCATCAAAAAGACAGGAATAACTCTGAGTTTTTGAACATGAGAAAAACTTCTCGTACTATATTCTGCACAGAGATTTTCAACCCAGAGTTCAGCCCTCCTTGCATAATTCTGAGCATCAGGAACTCTGTCCTGTCTAATAGATTCATATACATACTGAGAATAAAGACATCTATCAATCACATAGTATTGATATTGGGTTGAAAGCACTTGCAAAAGTGCCGCATGATCTTTATACATAGATAACATGGCCGCTGAATTCCCATAATCTCGAGGAACATCTCTGTGAATACGCGAGACTCGAAAAATAGTGTCTGGCAATGTTCCAATCAATCTAGATTTGCCAGAGCCAGCTGGGCCTTCGATAATGAGGACTTTTTTCTCCATAATTTTCTCCGAAAATAGATAGGTGGAATGATCTCAAATTCAGTATTATCATCAGGATCAGCATTACCCGGAAGATAAACTACACCAGAAAATCCGAGTCCTTTTCTAAAGCAGTATTCGATTCTACTTAGCAAGATCTTCAAAAGATCAGGTTTGATCCAGACATCTCCATCAGGTACTAAATAGAAAAAATGTCCAGAAAACCATTTTAGTTTTAAGAGCGGAAAGAATCCAAAAAGACAAACAGCATCGGTTCTGATCACGTCATAGGGTCCTTCTACTAACCAAAGGGGATTTTTCTCATCAGAGACTAATGGGCCTGGAGCTCCTGACCACGAGATCCCTGAAGTTCCATAAACCTGACTCTCTTTGTTGGGGCCTCTCAAGTAGATTCCACACTCAAAATACCCCTGTGATGAAGGATAGTACATGTAAAAAGCGTCATGAAGGTTATCAAGAGTCTTATAACGTTTGAGTAATGAGCTCCTCTGTGTTGCAGCTCCTTCAATAATAAATGGAATTTTCTTCTCAGTAATTTCAAAATTCGGAAAATCCTGTGTAACGAGATCCAGTAAAAATTGTAAAGGGATTTTTCCGCTATATTGACATCTATAGCAGTGAAAAACCCCTTTCTTGAGATTTACTCTGAGATGCCCTCTATCAGGGTTTTTAGAGTCTCCACAATAAGGACATCTCAGAATAAGTTCATCACCTCGAAGTGTCCCAGGCTTCACCAACCCTCCTCGGATTCAGACCATCCTGAAGCAGATGTTACAGTAGAGTCATTTCGAAGTTTCGGTAGAAGACTGATCATGTCATAATCATACCGAATCTCTTGATCACAAGGACCAAAACGATTTTTAAGAATCGCTGCTCTATGAATTGCAGTATGTGAATTGGTAAGGCCAATTTTCTGTATTCCGATAATTCCATCAGAATACCAAGCCTTTTCCCAGGCTTCTGAAACACTTTCCATTTGGAGCCTTTTATTGGAGTCTCTTCTTCGAGGCTGAGAAGCCACAAATACTGCTTTACAGTACTGTTTGAGTATGACAAGATCCCTGTAGATATTACCGAGTTCAATTCGACGATCTTCTCCGATTGAAGCTGCCAAAACATCCGGAGAATCGTAAAAGATTACACGGTTGGGATTAGGGTCCTGTTGTACTCGTAAAAGAACCTCAGAGAAAGGACGTAGACCATAGAAGATCTTATCCTTACCCTTCTTAAATGGGCGATTTTTCTCTTTGAGATAATCCATAAGTGGAGCAGCACGGTATTGGAACATCGACTTCGGAATCTCAAGTTGATAGAAGTGGATCTCATCAGCAACATTCTTCAAACGCATCATTGCAGCAAGAGAGAGCATGGTAGAAGTCTTTCCGGTACCCGGAGAGCCCATGATCACAAAGACCCCCTGGTAAAATCCTTGCTGGATCCTATCGAGGGGTTCTACTCCACTATCCCATTTCGGAATATCATGACCTGGATCATCAAAATCACTCTCCTCTAGATAAACCAGTGATTGACCGCCCTTCTTAAAATCTACTAGTTGAGAGATGACTCTCATGAATGAATCTTCATCCATAAGATCCCGTTGTTCCTCGAGTTCTTCAAGACAGACTTGAGTAATCAGCGTTCTCCATTCTTCCATTGATGGAGGTCCGAGTCTGCTCCCTCGTTCTACTAGACTTTGAAGTTGTTCGATTTCAATTCCATCAGTTGCATTGACTCCAACGATCCCGATCTGGCTGATTTTTTGAATCAGTTGACCTTGAGGGACATATTGGAGAAGATGCTTCGGTAAAGGTGACCGAAGTTCATTTGACAGATATAAGAGTCGTGAAAGTCTGTGGGTCATAGTTCCTCAGTGTAGGCAATATAGCAAGAAGAAGCGCATCATACTCATCTGGATTTGATGGTAACCTCCCAGTCGATTTAATGGACTTTACAAGTGGCGAAGTCAACTCTCTTTTTATATAGTCTTTTTTCTCTGAAGGGGAGATGTTAAAGATTCTTTTGAGATGATGTGGAGTCACCCAAATTGAGGGAATGCCCATCGTCTGAAGTCCACGAGTTAAATACCCGAGCATAAATGCCGTAGTGACTACTTGAAGACGCTGAGCTCTCCAATAAACAGAGGAAGGATCCCATTCGATAGCAGCTGAAATAACAGGACCCTCAATCTTCGAGAGAATTCTGTTGTGAAGAAAAGTTGAGATTTCAAATGGAGATGATCTCTTAGAAAGTACGTGATCGTTCCAGCTATATATGACTTCCCAACTCTCGATCTCCAAGACGTCATTTTTTATAGAGGATTGAGCACTAACAAAAGCTCCTCGTCGAAGACCCGGATCAAATCCTAGATGGAGTGATGACATTAGTAAATCTCCGTACCTTCAACTTCGAATGAATGAAGAGAGATTATAGAATGCATGAACTGACCCGGAGATACTCCGATGAGTTCAGCAATATGGTTTTTGAACTGATTGGCCAACCAAATGTCAGAAAGGAAAAAAGTATCAAAATCTGCTGATCGTTGCAGATAGAAAAGAATCAGTTCTGGACCTTTGATAGTATTCCTAATCAACACTTGATAACCCAAAGAGCATGGGATCCTTGTCGGAGCTGAGGCTCTGAGTGAGTCCTCTGGACGAAAGATGGGCCAATAAGCCCTTCTTGTATCAGTAGATGATAAAGCTTCACAAAGTGCATCTACAGCTCCGTGCAATCTCTCCCCGTAGGAATACGAGGTCCAGTTTCCCTCGATAGTTTTTTGAAGCGCTGGGTGATTCAGTTCGTTGAGGACACCCAACTTTCCTTCGATTCTGATCTTGATTTCGTCATCAAGCCAATTGATCATCTCTTTTGGGTACTTACGGAATAAACGAAAACCTAGGGTTTTTCCGAGAGCTACGAGCTCTTGAGAAGTCTCGGGAATTCCACCTTCTTCGATAGCGTAGGTGTATCCCAAGAGTTCTCGACCCGAAAGATTTTCTCCGACTCGTTGTTGAACCCGTGTTGATTGGATACGAGGGCCCTTATAAAGATCGCGTTTGATTTCCGATAGAGCTTCAGATAGTGTGCTGTAAAGTCTCATTTTCAAAATCCTAGTTGTTTGAATGATTGGCTTGGGTTCTCAGGGAGTTTAGCTCGATCTAGCTTTCTCCATTCTTCGAGATCATTCGGAAAAAGGTATTCAAGCTGATCAAGTTCTTCTTGACTGCATAGTGAAAAAAGAGCAAAAAGCAGCATCTGTTTCGGAGGCTCTTCTTCAAGCAGTTTTCGAGACATTCGATAGTGAATTACACTCATTAGTATTTACTCCTCAATCGAAATTGAAGAACACGATCCTTCGCGATGAAGTATGAAGCAAAGTGCTCAAAGTCCTCGAAGTAGGAGAAAATCGTGTGATATACAGGATAGAAGATCTTTTCGAGATCGCCATCAAAATAAGAATTCTGAGTGTGAACCATCCAGGCTCTATTTCGGAGGCTATCACCGAGAGTGGCTCCTAATGCTAGAGTGATTTCACCGATTCGATTGAGCAGAAAAGGTAAACGATGTTCATCACGATATCGAGTTCCCAGAGACTCTTTGGATACAGTCATCAAATAAGAGACGATCTGCTCATCCTGAATCCCGAAATACTGATGGAGACTCAGCAGATAATTGAAAGCGTCAATCAACTCTTCAAGGAAATGAGCTTCTTCTGAGGATTGATAGGCCTCTCCAATCTCTTCGAGTACTCTCAGGGCCAGGATTCTCACGATTTCCTGACCCTGAGAAGTTCTCACAGAGACTGCTGGATTGATGAATCCACGCGAGGCTTCAAGTCGAGCAAATCCCAGGAAGGTATTTCGCCTCATTTGGCAAAATTCCATCCATGTGCTCTTTTCAGAAGTGGGAATCACATCTGGCCAGTAGTCTCTGATATTCATTTACCAGTCCTCCCCGTCATTGTTTCCGTGATTCTTCCCACGCTGGGTAAGTTGCTCAGCATACTCCATGAGCGTAAGCTCCGGGGGTTCGAACTGACTCAGATCAATTGGGACAGGCTTCGGCGAAGGCAGAACATTGTAGGTAGTATCTGTTTCAGTTCTTGACCGAACGATTGTGATACCATGTCCTTCTGTTTCACTGAAGAGATCATAACCGTCAGCCAGGATCCCGAGAATACCTTGGAGAGCTGTTTTGGGAACTACTATGGGGACGATCTTGTTGACCCATTTTTCTGAGAGTTCACCTTTGTCAGTGCCAAGAATGATCCCGAAGAAGATCATCTTCTGTTTGGGTTTTCCACGATAGGTAGTCATCGCAGGACAGAAAAAGTTCCGAGGATCGTCCTCCAGGTTCACAATACGGATCCTGGTCTTTTGAGCTTTCACAAAGAAGAGATCTCCTGAGCTCTCAGACTTCAGTGATTCCAAAACAGAAGCCCAGTTAATGGGCTCGGATGGATCGGTTTTCTTGGTGGGTGTCATTTTTATCTCCTTGACAAATTTTGCAGGTCTCATATGGACCTAAATGATGAGCTAGGTGGATTTTCCGGGCGATTTCGGCCTCCTGAGCTCCCAACTTCTGGATAAGATCATCCATCTCGCCAATTGATGTAGTTCCTTTTCTGAGCCACCTCCTGTAATGTTTTCGGCAGAAGCCCCGAGCATAATACTTTTCGTAGCAATATTCGAGAGTGCAAGTCTGTATGATCCTTCTTCTTGGCATCTTCTGCCTCATTCTTTATTGCAAGAATTTCAACCGGGTCATCATAGACTGAAAATACCAGTCAGATCAGATAACGAGCGTTGGAGTTTCTCCATCTGGAAGTAGCTTCTCTGGGCGACTTTTTCTGGACGATTAACTGCTGTCGTAACTACATTCGCGATATCGAGCTCATAGACATCATTGCGTTTTGAATTCACAAGATTCTCGAACTGTTCGACAACATTTGATCGAACTTCTGGAGAGAGATCTGTCAAAGGAGCTACAACTTTTCTCATAAAGGGAGGAGTCTCCTCGAGATCTTCTGTGCTCTGAATCTTCTGAACAACCTCGGAGACTTTCTTCAAAGCTTTCTTTTTCCCGACGGCATTTCCAACGATGTCTTCACCAACAATGACCTCTCTACCGAAAAGAGCCGAAAGCATCTTATCAGGAGTAAAAGTCTGATGATTAAAATCAGCTGATCCGAGCTGAAGAGAAGGGACAATCAATCCGTTAGTACAGACTACTCGATAGAATCCTCTTCGGAAATGGTAACCGTATCCGGGCTTCATTCCAGCATTGATGACAACTGATTCGAGAAGTCCCTCAGATTCTCCCCATGTTTGAGAATCCCAGTCAAGAGGATCACGGTATCGAGGACCCTTCATGTTGACCAAGACAGCGTGAATTTTGAGGCCTCCTCGAGCCAGAACCAGCTTCTGAACTTCATAACCTTGATTGAGGATTGGATTGAAGATCTCGGGCCAATCAATGAAATGGAAATTCATTGAAGAGGGCCCAAGATTGAGGGTCTTCTTCCCATTCGAAAACTGGTGACGAAGGACCCCTTGCTCTTCATATTCTCGAGTAATGATCTGCCCAAGAATACGAGGTTCAGTGGGGTGATTCAAAATAAACTGTCGATCTGATGCATTGATTTTCATGGCAAACTCCTTTTGTGAGATGGTTAATTCTCATCGCAAGAGGACTCACCAATCTGTGTCAACTTCGATCTTCTTTTGAGTAATTGGTTGGGCTGAGGAGATCATTGTATTCAATGAAGCAACTAATCCAACTTCAGTCAGCCAAGACAAAAAAGTCAAAAGAAGAGGGATCACTCTAGTAAATGTCTCAACCGAAATTGTCCCTGAAGTAATCATCGGATTATCTAAATGCTTTTGAGCTTCAGCGGAAATAATCAGGTAAGAAAACCAATTATCCCCGATAGCACTAAGAAGCCATGCAAAAGTTATGTAAATAGGTTCCTTGATTTTAATCCCCGAAAAATAAAGACCAACACTTCCAAAATCGACAGCAACAAAAGCAAAGGCCAATAACCAAGCCCACCATTTTATCCCAAAGATCCCCAAAAGAGCTTGGTAGACACTTGATCCGCTGTATATCTCAAAAGAGATCATTGACATGACCAGCAGAAAAAGGAAGAACTTTGATCTTTTCTTCATTTGTGATTCCTTTCTAGATCATCAACTTATTTGACGTCTCTTGCTAACATGTTTCCTATTTACTTTGACACCCTCGGGTATAAGAGGTGTTAAGTGGCTACGATACGCAAATCCAAAACTCTGTTTGCGATCGTCTGCTGAGATGATAAAATCTCCGCGTTCATTTGTTATTCTCATTTCAACGATTTCTCCAACTCTAAAATATGTACTCATTGGCTTGATTATTTTCATTTTCATAGAAGACTCCTTTGCATCTCCTATCGCCGCTGTTCGAATTCTCAACTGTGTCTCTAATAATGATGTTAGGCCAGTTCGACGTCTTCAGGGTCGAGCCAGTGGAATAACTTCATGACTGGCTCGTAAAAATTATGGTAAACCTTTCCCTCGCAAGTTTGCAGACCGATATATTTCACGAGCTTACCTAGAGTTTTGCTAAAGTAAATCCGCCAGATTTTCAAGTTATTTTCATCCATTGTTTACCTTCCTTTGCATTAGCTGCAGCTTTCAGAATTTTTACCCGAAGACTCTCCACGGGTCGTATTATGTGCGTTAAACTTCGAGAGTGGGTTCGTCCAGCAAAACTCACACGAGATTTGAATAACATTGCCATTGTAGTCATGACCGGGATACCAACCCTGATTAGGGCAAAACGGGCAATCCTCTAATTCATTTGCCATTTGTTGGGCGTCTGGTACTGCTCTGTAAGGCATTATTGTTGTGGTATAGCAATCATGACAAAAAAAGATCATCCAGATATCTTCAAAAACAAAGGTACCTTCCATTACACTGTAGTGGTTCTTGCACTCATGACATTTTGGCATATTATTTCCTTTCTTGATTGTGTTGATCGAAGCTGTCAAACTATGAGGTTCCATCTACGATGAGCTTCGTGGTAAAACGCTTCTTAGATGTTTTGTCAGGTAGGATTTCACGAATTGAGATCTTACTACTTCTATGAATCGTGAGTAAAATGACTTTCTCGTTTTTTTCTAGAGCTTCATTGATCAAAACATCCCTATGATTGTAATCAATCACTTTACCGTACTTTTCAGAAAGCCAGAGTCCTCTATCGTGAAAATGATTTTCGGTAGAGTGCCATACGATTACTCGATCAAAATACTTTTTCCTTATTTCATCTATTTCCATGAACTTCTCCAATGTATGTGATGTTAGATTTTATTTTGCAACACGGATGCTGACAGAGGGTTCACCTTCCCTGCGAAATGCCAGTAATTCAGGATGAGCAGCAGCATAGCCATCAAGGGACTTGGTGTCCCATGATACACGGCCTCTTGAGAAAACAGCATGAAGTGTAGAACTTTTAACGCTTGCGCCGTGCTCAATAACACCCTTTTTGATCTCGGCTTCAAGCGTGGAGATTTTCTTGTCAACCTCCTCAATCTTACTAGCAAATTCCTCCTCGATTTCAGCCATACGTGCTTTGATCTCTGCAGTATAGAGTTCATCGAGTAGTCGTTGTTTTTCAAGCAGGGCAACATCGCGCTCAGCTTGAAATTCTGCCAGCCGTTCTAACTTCTGTTTGATTTCAATTTCATCCATTAGGTATAACCTTTCTTTAATGATCAAGTTAGTTTTACAATCATGATGTGATATCTTATTGATTACAAGACTCTATACACACTGAAATGATCTTCTTAAATTCATCAAGCGTGATATTCTGATTCATATAACTATCCCGTAAAGGATATTTGTACCATTTGATCGAGAATCCAGTAGGCTTGAAAAGAAAATTAGGCTTTACAATGGGGCACTCCTTATCATGGTGATTTTCTTCACAAAACTTATACCTGCGATCTCGATAATCACATGTGCAATGAACTGCCGCACCAAATTTTCGATCAACACCATATTGAGCGCAAAGTTTATCATAAGTTTTATCTTCAAATTCTTGCTTTTTGGAATACCACTTACGCCACTCGTTACTTGAAGTGATCATTGGTTCAGGATGTTCTTTAACCCATTCATTGAGAGCCTTATCCAAGGCTGATTGATAGCAACTTGATTCGTGTTTGTTTTCGATGCTCCATTGATAATCTTTTTCGTCATAACCACAAGTACAATCGCCCCAATAATAGGGGAAAACTAAAAAAATATCATTCTCGAACTCTACACCGTATTCACGCCAGGAATTATCACGATCTGGAGCATAGGCTTCAAACAAACGATATAACTCATCTTCGAACCCAATGTAGCGTTCAATCGGATATTCTCCACGTGAGTTACCAAAGATCAGATTTCCTAATTCCATGAATTTTCTCCTTTGTTAGCTATCATATTTTTCCCAATCTTCCTTCAAATAGACCATAGAATTGAGTTCAAAACATGGATGAAGTTTTGGGATATCATAAACAGGAAGAATCACTCGAGGAATTCCTCGACGTTTTGTGATTTCCTGATCTAAAATCTCTTTTTCAAACTGAACTTGACCAATACGAATTAGACAAAAAGGCTCAAATTTGATTACGAGTTCATGAGATTCATAAATATGTGTAATAGAAAAATCATAACCTCGTTGTAAAGCCTCTAGATGAACGTGATAGAGATACTCCCTGATCATCTGAAGTGGATCACCCGATTTTCTGAATCGGTCTAATTGTGGGTGATTCTTATATTCTCGAGTTCGACCCAGTAAAACACTCTGAGCCAAAAGAGAGTCTTTCCATAATGTTATGAGTCCCTTTTGATCGAGATATTTCGGATGAATTGACCAGAGTCTCATTTGATTCTTCTCAATAACTCTTTGACGAATTTCAATGTTGCAGGAGAAAGTTGACCGTATCCTACCTCTTTCGCAATTCTGATGATCTCACATTCTTGGAGAAATTCAAAGGTCGGAGAGTCTATTCTTGAAAAAAGACAGTCAGGAAGATGCTCTTCAGAGTGACAGAAAACACAGGGTTTGGTGAATCTGTAGGGTTCGATGAGTTCAAAAATTCTGATGAGTCCTGCAGCTAATTCTCTCTCTAAATCAGAAAGAAGTCTAGGTGATCCCTGGAGGAAAGTTAGTTGATCACGAGGTACTTGGAGGATGGATAAAGCCGTGTAAAAAATAGTGAGAAGATCAGTCATGCTGATTCTCCAGAATAAGCTCCCCATTTTCAGTTAAAGTAATAGAGACTTCTTTGAGCAACTCTCGAACTCTGGAGATCAATTGAGGGTGTACGTTTTGAGGGGATTTCGTGAGTTTCAGAATCCATGTAGGGATTTTCCCATAAATTTTGAATCCGAGGGATTGAGCATAAAGGATTCCAGCTGCGTACTCAACTCCAGAATTCGAATGCAAGCTGATCTCTTCAAGAGTTAAGAAAGCCCTCTGAGAATAGAGAGCTTCCTTGATGTGCTGAAAAACGATTGTTGAATTCATTTGGAGTAATAGCTCTCAGCGAGAGTCGGAAATTCATGTCGAATCAGTGTCTCAAGAGCCTCAATTCGATCAGAGACTTCCGGATTGAAAACTCGAGCTCGTTTGACAAGGGCAACAGTGGTCAACTTCTTAAGAGTCTTAAGACGAGTAATAAGAGGTTCAAAGTCAAGAATAGTTGAGTCAACTTGAGGTTGGTCTGATTTTTTCTGAGCTGATTTCCGATTGAGGTATTCTTCAGGTGAAATACCAAGTGCTTTGGCTTTTCGAGCAATACGTCGATTTCGACGAGCTTCTCGATATTCGGGGGTATTACGTTGAGTCATAAAAATCTCCTTGAGATTGAGTTGATTTAACTCGCAAGAGCCCTTCTTAAATCGACTCTTTTTGAAAACGATTAGAGGGTCAAGCTCTGTGATTTTCCAAATTAGTTTGAGAAACGATCCTTAGATTTTCTCTCGAGCCTTCGATGTTTTCTTTTCCATCGTTTTTGTTCTTTTGAAGAGGGTTCCTCAGCAGAGGGTATTTTAACTCTCTTAGTTTTCTTGAGAGATCGAAGTTCTTTCATTCGTCTAAGATAATCAGCAGCGAGAGCCTCATTACCTCGGGTTCTGTGATAGCTCTCCCAAAATTCCAAGATGTTATAAACTTCTTGTTCGTGTTTGTTCATCTAGGATCCTTTTCTTGTCAATACAGAAAGTTGGTATTCAATATCTTGAATATCTTCTTTAAGAGTTTGAAAGTAGCGATCTAAGTAGTCATAATTCATCGAAGAAAGTTCCACTGAGTCAGTCATATTTGAAATGATCATAAGAGCCTGATCAATTAGAGAACTAATTTCAAGATTCTTTGATTTGCTCTTAATCTCTTGAAGCAACAATCGAATTTCGAATAATCCCATAAAAATTATCGCAAGAGATAAGATCGACGAACAGTAACAGATATATAATACTAATACTATAGTACTAGATAGAAGAATCTAATAGATAATCTCTCTGATATAATACTTTGTGGAGATACATGTATGAGTAGTAAGAAAAATCATAGAATTCAAGTTACTCAATATAGATATCAAATCTTAGAAGAAAGAGGATCTCTTTGTGAATGGTGTCATGAGAGGCCATGGACTGAACTTCATCATTGTCTGATTCACAGAAAGAAGGGTTTTCAGCAACTTGATCATCCTTATAATCTCATGGCTGTCTGTAAAATCTGTCATGAGAGCGGAGAAGTCAATAATTTTTCAGCTCGAGTAGTTTTCTATCTCGTTCAAATCCTACGTGGTTGCGATATAGAAAAATGGCTCAGTGAACTTCCACTGAAAATTAAGCCTAACTTCTCGAGGTATAAATGGAAAAATCCCGAATTCTCTGCTTCATTCCAACTTCTAGAGGAGCCATTACGCTCCCTGGTTCCTCAGATTCAATCCGACTAAAACTTGTATTCCCAGAGGAAAGTGTAAGCGTTGCTCTTCCCTTATTCTTCAAACTACGAGGTCAACTTTTTATGATTTCACTCTCTCTCGCTGATCTTGATTCGGGAGATCAAAAAGGTGATGTTGAGTCTTTGTCATATGTGGCATCTATCTCCCCAGGCTCATCATCAATCAAGATCAGCGGAAGGGGTGGAATGGTGATCCTTTTTGATCTTGTTACTCAAGATCTGACTGGATTAGCTAAACTTCGAGAACAGCTACTGACGATCTCTGTTGGAGGTTTATCATGATTGGTGATAATGTTTACTATGTCACTGTTGAGAATCTCCAGGCAGTTGATCTTCCAGCTGTTATCATTCGAGAATCTTCAGAGACTACGACTCTTCTTCTTCTTGACGGTCGAATCGTTGATTCAGTCTATGATGTCTTCAAGACTCCCGGGACCTGGCATTATCCAAAGTCTCTAAAATTAGAACTCCCTTCTGAACTCTATTTCGAGGCTTTCAAGAAAATCTATCCTGATCTTCAAAGTGATTATCGACTTATTCCATTGGAAAGTAAGGTTCTGAGATTTGGAGAGAATTATTTTTGTCTACTGGAGCATCCTCTAGAACTTCTTGTTACTACAGTGATTTGTTTCACTCGGATGATTACTATAAATGACCAACAGATCATTCTCATTTATCGGAACGAGAAAGGAAGATATCTCTTCGATGTCGAGAAAAAGTAAAACCCAACAAAGCGAGAAAGCTCAAGACTCAGCGGGGCGTTCAACTGTTCCAGGAAGACCTTTTGTGAAGGGGGATCCTCGAAGATACAAGGGTCCTCCAGTCAAGATGAAGGCTTTCTTCGAACTTCGAAAATTAGCTCAGGCTATTGCAGAGGAACCTGTCCTTTACAAGAATCAGCTGATGGTTCGAGCAGAGCAGATTCTTCGGCAGATGTCTGAGTCTTCAGATCGACGTGATCAGGCTCGTTTTATTGAAATTGCATATGGGAAGGTCGAAGACCGTGTGTTGACTTCTAACTTTGATGTAGAGTCACTTCTCGAAAAGATAGATCTTGAGAAGCTTACTCAAGAACAACTCGATCAGTTAGCATCTGGAAAAAATATCATCGAGGTACTCCTTGTTGATTACATCAAGTAACATACGATTTTATGCTGAGCTAGAGAGGCGTAGAAGGCTTCGTGCTGGAATCAGTGATCAGGTACCCAATGAGATCACTAAGTGGTTACGATTTATGTTTCCGTCATTTTTTTCTGTGAAGTTCAGTCAACGCCATCTGGAGTATTGGAATTGGGTAGCCTCTATAACCAAAGAGAGGCCCCGACCTTTTGTGGCGATCTGGGGTCGTGGAGGAGCTAAGTCAACATCCGCAGAGGCGACTCCTGTTTGGTTAGGATCACAGAATCTTCGAAGGTATGTCTGGTATGTTTCGGGAACACAGGATAAAGCAGATTCGCATGTACTCAATATTGCTGCACTTCTCGAAAATCGAACATTAGCTGTTCATTATCCAACTCTCTCAAAAAGAGCAGTTGGAAAATTTGGGAATCCAAAAGGCTGGAGACGATCTCGTGTTTCTACTGCTTCTGGATTGACAATTGATGCACTCGGACTGGATACCGGTTCTCGAGGAGTCAAGTTTGAAGATCAACGACCCGATCTGATCATTTTGGATGATGTTGATGATCTTCATGACAGTGCTCAGACGATTGCAAAGAAGATTGAAATAATTACACAGTCAATTCTTCCTTCAGGATCCACGAATTGTGCTGTAGTTTTTATTCAGAACTTGATACATTCTGATAGCATTGCTTCACAGATTTTAGATGGGAGAGCGGATTTTCTTCGTGATAAAATAATCTCAGGACCCTTTCCCGCTGTCAATGATTTACAGTATCAGTATGATCAGTCACTTCAGAGGTACGTTATCACTGGGGGTACTGCTACATGGGAAGGTCAGGACCTTACTGTCTGTGCTGAACAACTCAATACTTGGGGGCCTTCCTCTTTTAAGAGAGAGGCTCAACATGAAGTCGAGGAAACAGGGGGAATCTGGGATGACATCGTGTGGCAATATATTCACTTTAAAGATCTTCCCGATCTTATTAGGACTGTTGTTTGGGTTGATCCAGCTGTTTCGACAACTGATGAGTCTGATTCAATGGGGATTTCTCTTGGAGGAGTTGATAGCCAAGAAAATCTCTATGGATTACGTTTTCGAGAGAAGATCACAACTCCAGAAGAATGTCTTGAGTATGCGATTGAATTGGCCTACACTTATGGATGTTCTTATGTGGGAATTGAGACTGATCAAGGAGGGGATACCTGGAAGAGTGTTTATCTTCGGGCACTTGATACAGTTTTGGCGAGAAGAAAGGCAATCTATACTCCAGAGAATGGATATCCCAATGGAGATCCTCAGAAGCCTCCTGATTATCGTTTCGATAAAGCTGGCGCAGGTTATGGATCAAAGATGGAAAGGAATTTTCAACTTCATACATATTATGAAAAACGTAAGGTTTTTCATGTTACAGGGCTTCCAGGTGATGAATACCGATTTATTGAGAGGGCACTTCGTAGATTTCCAAAAAAACCACTGGATCTTGCTGATTCTTGGTGGTGGTGTTATCGAGATCTAATTGATCAACCTGGTTGGTTGAAATGGGCTAAGGAGAAGTCGAATGCCAAGAAAACCGAGTAAGTACGTTCAGGAACTTCAAAGACAAGTAGACACTCTGCAGAAAGCTTTGTCTGATCAAGCGAATCGAATTGATCTTTCAGAAAAAGCCAGAACCTGGTTGCGATTATCACAGCTGGGGTCTTCTTCAGTTTATCGTTCTACGACTTTTACGGGTAACGGGTTCTTTTCTCCTGGTGAGCCGATTCTACCGATAGATCCTGAAGTAGAGCCTCGGCTTTTTGAATACGGTGCGGGATTCAACCTTGTTTATATTCCTCGAGCAGGATACGGACTTCTTCCTTATCAGGTTTTGCGAAATTTGGGGGCTATGAGCAAAGAGATTCGCTTAAACATAGAGAAGGTCAAACAGATTATTCGAGGGTATGAATGGGACATTATTTTTGAGGGACCTGAAGTACAAGTTCAAGGAATTACTTATCAAGCGACTCCTGATATTGAGAGAATCAAACATTTTTGGGATTGTCCGGATGGAGTTCATGATTTCGATTCTTGGTTGGCAATTGTTCTTGAGGAGATCCTTGTGACGGATGCACTCACATTCTATCCGAATAGATCTGATCATGAATTTGCTCTTGAAGTTGTTGATGGGACTACGATTAGGCCTCTAATTGATTTTCATGGTAGGATCCCTAAACATCCGGCGCCTGCTTATGTTCAAGTACTTCATGGGGTACCTACGAGTTATTATTCTCAGGAAGGTCTAATGTACTTTCCTCGGAATCCAAGAGTCTATACTCCCTATGGAGAATCTCCGATTGAATGGGTTCTCCAGATGATTGTTCAGTCAATCAAACATGACCTCGGGCGCACGAACTATTTTACTGAGGGTAATGTTCCTGGAGCTTTTGCAGGGCTCCCGGCTGAATGGACTGTACAACAGATTCAAGAATTCTCTGATTGGTATAACGCTATTCTTAATGGGGATATTGCCAGATCGAATAAGCTGATGTTCATTCCTCATTCGGGATCTTCGTTACCGATCCATGAGTTTAATCAGAGTAGCTATGCTGATCCGGCCATTGATGAATGGTTGATGACAATCGCGTGTTGGGCCTACGGAAATTCTCCCTCTGAATTCGGATTGACACGCGGATCAGGTCTCGGGGGAGCCGGATATATGAGTGCTGGAGAGAATGCTCAATTTAGAGGAGTTCTTGGAATTGCGAAGTTCCTGGCAAGAGTTATCAATAAGGTCAATAAAGACTTTCTGAATGCCCCTTGGGCAAAGTTTAAGTGGAAAGAATTCGATCCAATAGAAGATCAGGCTGCTAAGGCAGATGTTCATCTCAAGTACGTTGGAAAGATTTATACTGCGGCGTATGTTCAAGATCAACTTGGAATTCCTGAAAAATATAGAGTCAAAGAGACGTCTTCTGATCCGGTACTTTCGGATCCCGTTTCAATACCGAATCAAAATTCATTTGAAGACTCTCTACAATCAGATTCTAATGTTGATCCGAATTATGATTGGAGACAAGCTTATAAGGAACTTCGGCTCTATCGTAAGTTTGTGAGTGATGCTCTACGAAAAGGTTGGAAGATTAAGAAGTTTGTCTCTAATGTAATTCCTCAAGAGATTTTGTCACAGATTGAGAAAAGACTACATGAAGATCCTCAATCCTACGAGAAAATTTTTGAAGAGGCATTCAAAAAGATTAGAGCTAATCCTCATGAGGCTATTATCAAACAAATGGAGAACCAATTCACTGAGGAAGTGGCTCAGTATCTTCTTGAGGCCCAATCACGAGTTGAATCAGAACTGACCAAATGAACACTCTTTCTGAAAACTTTTGGCAAAATGAATCTCGAATACTGTTGGCAGTTATCAAGCCTAAACTTCAAGCTATCTATCTTGCGGGAGCTCTTCTATCGAGTGCAGATATCGGAGTTACTCTTAGCTGGGAGAAAGCCAATGAGTCTGCGATTCGTTGGGCTAACGAGCACACAGATACTTTACTCTCTCAGTTGATGGAGACTACAATTGAAGGTGTGGGTCAGATCATTGCTGATTGGATTGCTTCTCCTACACAGGACATGGGCGATCTTCATTCTTCTCTCTTAAAACTCTTTGATCGTGATAGAGCCTCTAGAATTGCTGTAACCGAAACAACACGTGCTTTTGCTTCAGCTGCTCAAGAACAGTTTACTTCAAATGGGGTCGAATACTGGCGATGGAATACTAATCGTGATGAGATGGTTATTGAAGGTAAAAGAAGAGGTGTCTGTGAGATTTGTGCTCCTCTGGATGGAAAGATCGTTCGAATCGGAGAGCCCTTCGGCTACAATAAGAAGGGTGAACCCATCATCAAACCCCCAGATGCTCATGTTGGAGATCGCTGTTGGGTAACTCCAGTAGTAAATCTCACTAAACATCTTCCCAGAACTAATGATTCGCATTTTCGAAAACATCTGGGTCCCGGGAATCATCCCAATGGGACTCCTCAATCTATACACGGTAAATGGAAAAGTCTTGGAAGAACCACAGCTAGTTTTGGAGACTTTCTTAAGCCTACTGAAGTCTTTGAAGTTTTCGATAATGCTGGTGCGATTCTAGATTTAGGAACTGATTCTACTTTTATGGTTGATCTTCGGGGTAAAAAGAGAATCATTGCTTCAGCAGGATATATGCTTCACTCAAAACTTGTTGAAAAAGTGGATCCAAATGATACTGTAGATTCCTGGATCCGATTTTATGTAACTGATGATGGAATCAAAGTTTCAACACTTTATGCTGCAGTCGATGTCATGGGAGATCCCGATCGTGAAAAGGCCAATGAACGGGCCTATCGTAATATCTATAGTGCACTGGATCTTCTTAAGAAGCGTGGAATGCCTGCTGGGACCCGCGTCTTCATTGATGATCCAATCAGTGAATCTCAAGTGGAGACAACATTATGATCATTAAACAACCCGTAGTTATTGACGTAAGCCATTGGGAGACTATCCCAGATTTTGCTCTCGTTGAGCCTCAGCCGATTCTAGTTCTAACAAAAGCTACAGAGGGTCTGACATTCGTGGATTCAACTTTCACGAAATACATGGGTGATCTCAAGAAGAATAAAATCCATCGTGGATGTTATCACTTTCATCGAAAACTCTATAAGGGGCTTGATCAAGCTAAGTTCTTCTGTGAAACGATTCGTCTTCACGTTGATGATCAGACGATATTAGTTCTTGATGTTGAAGAAGGCGGTGAGTCTGCAGATCAGCTTCAAGCCTGGTTGATTGAAGTCGAAAGACAATATCCTCGAAATTTGATCATGATCTATTCATCAAAGAGGATCCTTGATCCGATTCCAATGACGACAGATCAGAAGGCTTTTTTCAAAAGATTCCCGATCTGGACAGCAGGTTATCCAGCCAATCCGGATCTTTATACAGAAGTTCACTCATCATATATTCCAGATCAAACGAAATATGGCCCAGTCTGGCTCTGGCAGTATACTGATCAAGGTTTACTCAAGGGTATCAAAGAAAGAGTGGATCTTAATTGGATTCATCCTGATCTGTTGACTTATCTCGGTGAAACAACTCAGGATTCCATTACATTTCCCTTTCCCGGAGTCAAAAGAATTACTGGTCGTCGTTATGGTTCCAATTTTTATCTGACTATCTTGGATCCGGCTCAAGTTCGTTTTGAGGTTCTCTGTTTCGAAAATCTAGCAAAGCCCTCTCGTGTTAGTCAAGAACGAAATGCTCAAATGGCCTGGAACGGTGATGGGTGGGATACTAGACTTCCTCCTCCACATAAGCCTCTAGATTTAGCAATCAGCAATGGAAAGGTTATTGTACCTAGAAAGACGTCTAAGCCTTCTTTCGATCTTCAAGGGGCTAAAATTTTTCATGAGGGCTCTACTGGAACTCAGGTTTTTAGTGGATTTAGATACATTATGTTAAATGGATCTTTTCCTCTTAATTATGGAGATGATGAATATGTTACGGAGTTACATCCTCGAAGTGCCAAAGGTCTTGATTCACACGGAAATGTCATGTGTTTTACTTGTGATGGTCGAAGTTCTTCGAATCGGGGGATGACACTCTTAGAAGTTTATAAAGTACTTCGAGAGTTCGAATGCGTTACAGCTTTTGATCATGATAGCGGAGGATCTTCAGTTGAGGTACTCAATGGTGTTGTTCAGAATCATCCTAGTGATGGTATTGAACGTTCAGTTGTTATGACTATTCTAGCATACACGAAAGGAGATAATACGATGTCGACAGGGAAGGCTAAAGAGATTCTTGGAAAGATAGGTACAGTACGTTCTTCACCCGAGGTTCTTTCAGGAAATGATACTCAAAAACGCATTCCAGCATATTCGACGATCGAATTTGTTGAGATTGTTCCTGGAAAATCTATTCCTCAGGATCAGTGGTTCAAACTACCTGATGGAACCTACCTAAACTATATTCTTGGTGGGCGAGCCTATTATCAGGTTATTTCTCAACCTGAAGTTCCAACTCCGAAGGGATATTCTGTGACAGTCACGATTATAGATGATAATGGACTTACTGGTTCTGGAATCATAGAGGTCAAGTGAAGATTCAGATTTACTCACCAAAGCAAATCTCTAGAATTCAGATCCATGTAGATCATCATTCGAGAATAGTCGAGACTCGAGGTTATGGTGATCCCATCATGATTCGAAGAATGGGTCTTGATACGACTATCACAAAAGATAACTTTGATCATGTTGATTTTTGGGCATCTGAGGGTCTAAGATCTGGAGGAGTTCATTCACCAAACTGGGGTGCTGTAACGAAATTTCAGACTCTGAATCGTGATTGTCTTAACTATCTAATGTCTATTCAACCAGATGATCAGAAACAGTGGGGATTTACTTTAGATCAGAAAATGAACTGGTTGATTGGTGATGCTACGAATAATCCGCCTTCGAGGCCTTACTGGACAATTGGTGGTAAGTGGAATCAAAACTGGATTCAATTTCGTTTTGGAACAATGGTTTTTGGTCATTCGAAGATTCGTGTCAAAACAAATGATGATGGATCTTTGAAGATTAAGAGATTCTTGACCCAATATCTAGATGGTGATAGATGGGTCACTGAAGAAGTCGAATTTCTCGAAGTAGATGGGTTTAGACCTGAGATGATGGATCTCTCGAAATATCCTGTAGAGTGGCTTCTGGAAAATGCATACCTTCAACAAGCCACTGAAGCCTTTGGGAACAATAGGATCAATAAGAGCCCTCGAGGTGTAATTTATCACCCAGTTTGGTCCCCCGATTATTGGTCTTCGAATTATGGTCCATTATATCTGGCTCGATTCTGTATAGTGGAATAGACGTCTTATAATGCTCACAGAAGGACTTGTAGATAAATATGGCCATTAGATCTCTTGAGAGTGAATCTCTAGATAAGTTCTTGGATCATCTCAATAGATCACCTGTGCTAGTTGTTCCTTATCTGCAAATTTTTATGGAGAAGTCTCTCTCGATTCTTCATGATGAAGTTGCTCCTTATCCTCCAGCAACTGAAGCAAATATGCCTGGGAGAAAAAATGCCGATGGAGAATTTATATCGTATTATGAAAGAGGTAAAGGTTCATGGAGGCCTGTAAAGCGTGATTCAACTCTTAAAAAACATATTACTGTAAAAAATATTGGGCGTTCTTTAGGTAGAGGAGTTATTCCAACTCCTCAATATGAAATTGCAGGTTATGTTTTACGACCCACTTCTGAACAACTTGGAAAGAATTGGAATACTCAAGTCTATATTTTCGGAACTGAAGTTCTTGGAGAAATTTCGAATCCTACTTCATATGGAGACTATGTTCAGGGATTTTCTCAAGCAGGATTTCATGGTGAAAGAGGCTGGATTACAGTTCAAGATGCTCTTATCAAAGTTGAACCACTGATTTATCAAGTAGCAGATCAAACATTTGATACTTTTATAGAACAGGAACTCTAAGATGAAAAAATTTCAATTCCATGTTGATCTTCAGAAAATAGATGAAAGTCGTCGATTGATTACGGGAGTTGCTACGAGTGAGACACCTGATTCTTCTTATGAGATCATGGATTATGAAGCTTCAAAGCCTCATTTCATAAAGTGGTCTCAGACTATCTTTGAGAAGTCTGGCGGAAAATCTTACGGGAATCTTCGTTCAATGCATTCGAATATTGCTGCAGGGAAAATTCGTGATATTCAATTTGACGATCTTAATAAACTTATCATTGTTACGTCTGAAGTGGTTGATGATCAAGAATGGAAGAAGGTCCTTAAGGGAGTTTATACAGGCTATTCGATCGGAGGAACCTACGGAAAGACTTGGGCTGATGGTCCTTATCGAAGATACGAGGCTATTCCTTCAGAGATTTCTTTAGCAGATTATCCCCAGAATCCTGATTCAGTGATTACTCTTGTAAAAGCAGATGGAGTAAGTATTCCTCTGGAAAAATATAATCAGGAAAATTCAGAGGATCTTGGTACTAAAGATACTGAAAATTTAAGTCTTCAAAAACACTTAGGCCCTGGAAATCATCCCAGTGGAAGCCCCCAATCGGTTCATGGGGGTGAAGAAGATGACTTTGATGAGTCCGATGAAGATTTTGATGAACCTACTCTGAAAGATGATTTTGATGAGCCAACTTCTGGAGATGACTTCGAAGAGATGATGCTCTCTTACTTTGATGATCCTACTGATGAGGGGCCCAATCTTCAAGGCGATGTTATAAGTTATGAAGAGGGTGGTTATTTAACAAATGACCGAGGAGTAGTTTATCGGAATCCAGAGACTAACACAGAATTCCAATTTACTGTCAGAGAGACTACTTCATCAAGGGGTACCATCAGTCCACGTGATGTAGAAAACGAACTCCTTCATTTTCTCAAGGAGGGTAAATGGTCTAAAGGTCTTAAGATTCGTAGTTCTCGAGAAGCTGGTTATTTAACGAATGATCCTGGGATCGAAATTCAATATCCCGATGGATCAAGATACGTAATTGACATCATAGAGAGGTAAAAATGTCTAAAGTAAAAATTCGAACACGTTTCGTAGACTCAATCAAGAAAGTCTCAGCAACTAATCCTGAACTGGCTGAGGCTCTTCGAAAAGTTTATGAACTCGCCAAGAAGCCTGGAGAAGATCTCATCCTATTAAGAACCGAAGCTGATCTCAAAAAGGCTTTCCCTCAGGATGAGAATTCTAAAGAAGAATCAACCGAGGAAGAAGTTCCTGAAGAAGAGAAGGACGATAAGGTTCCTATAGACTCTGATGCAGAGCAGTCTGATGCAGACCAAAGGACAAAGAAAATCGTTATGGATCTTCTTGAAGAACTCGGCCTCGTTGAGAAAACCGAGGGCATGGTAAAGAATGTGGCGCCGAATCTCTATAAGACGGCGATCTCAGACATCGCCAAGATCGCTCTCGCAGTTGAACAACTCGCTGAACAAATCTCGAAGATTTCAGCTGGACCTGTCCTTCGGGAACTCGGTCCCATCGGAGCTCCTGAGATACAGGCTCAACAGCAGGCAGATCTTCTGAAGAAAATGATCAGTGAGACAAAAGATCCGGTTGTTCTACAACAGTTGCGTAATCAACTAGCTCAACTGGATATCAAGCTCATTCAATCAAGGAGTAAAACGACATGAACCAACTCTTTTCACTTTCGCAGATGACTGAGAGTCTTAAGGAAGATTTCCGAAAAGCGACTCTCGGCACTGCTGCACAGCGTGGAGAAGTCCTGGCAAAAGCTGGAATTACTCAGGCTACGGGGTTAGTCTGGTATGATCTCCAGGCTCCTGCTAAACAACTCTTTCCTGTTTTGACGCCTCTCCGCAACGTAATTCCACGTGTAAGTGGCGGCGGAGGAACTGCCACGAATTGGAAAGCTGTTACTGGAATTAATACAGCAGCACTTCGTGGATTTGTCCCTGAAGGTAAACGCAATGGATTCGTCAGTACCAGTGTCGTAGACCGCTCAGCCTCTTATAAGTCTTATGGTTTAGAAGACTCTGTGACTTTCGAGGCTGAGGTTGCTGCTGTCAACTTTGAGGATGTTCGGGCCACTACTGCACAAAGGCTGCTTTGGGCTACGATGATTGAAGAAGAGCTTCAGGATCTTGGTTCCAACCTGTCTGTTCCTTTAGGGACTCCAGCAGCTCCTACTGTCACTGTTATCAATGGTGGTGGAACCATCGCTGATGGTAACTATGCAGTCCGTGTCGTTGCTTTGACTCTGATGGGTTATTTGGCTTCGAGCCTGACAAATGGGATTCCCACAGCAGTTTCTGTAACTCCGGCAGATGGCGGAGCTCCCTTTACCTACAATGCGGGGTCTTCGAATAAGTCTAACGCCACTACAACTGGGGCTATCTCTAATGGAGGTGACTCAATCATCCGTGCATCAACTTCAGTTGTTCCAGGGGCTGTTGCTTATGCCTGGTTCGTAGGTCCTGCAACTGGTGATGTCGTCCTTCAGGCAATTACGACCATCAACAGTGTTGAATTGCCTGCATTAGTAACCGGGACTCAAAATGTTACGGCAATCACTGGCGATTCAAGTCAAAATACGCTTGGCTACGATGGGATGCTTTATCATGCTTGGGCTCCTGGTTCCAATGCCTACATCAAGAGTCTTCCTACTGGTACTCCTGGAGTAGGAACTACCCTGACGGGTGACGGTGCTGGTGGAATCAATGAGATTAACGAGATGTTCCTTCACTTCTGGGAACACTATCGTTTGTCTCCCTCAAAGATCTTCTGTAACGCTCAAGAGATCAACACTATCACAAATCTCGTTCTCTCAGCCACAAGTAAGGCGATGATCAACTATGTTCAGACTGGAGATATCTCTACTGGGCTTCGCGTAAAGTCTCTACTCAATCGCTTTGCAATGGGTGGCTCAGTGGAAGTTCCCATCGAAATTCATCCGAATATGCCTCCAGGTACTTTGATGGCTTACACAGAGACTCTCCCCTACCCGATTAACGGCGTTCCGAACGTCTTTGAGAAAAAACTTCGCCGAGATTACTATCAGATGGAATGGCCTCTCCGCACTCGTCAGTATGAGACTGGAGTTTATGCTGATGGAGTCCTGGTTCACTACTTCCCGCCTTCGATCGGTATCTTGACGAATATCGCTGCGCACTAAACTAGGAGGGACCTCGTAAGAGGTCCCTTTCATCCTATGAAATATACTACACTCGAGAGATTCAAACAGGCGCTTGGGACTACGAGTGATGCTTCAGATGATGAACTGAATCTGATCATCGAAGCTGTATCACGAGCCATAGATCGTCGGTGTACACATGGTGCGTCAAGTGATAATTACTTTAAACTCGAGAGTATCTCTTCAGAGCTCCTCAAAGGGATCATAACCTCAACAGGTCAGATTCTCTGTTATCCACATAAACCAAGAATTACCGAGGTTACAAGTTTCGAGTGGAGATCTTCACCTTCTAGTGCTTGGATTCCTCAGGATCTCGACTACATTGAGATCAACAAAGAACAAGTCATTGCCTGGACTTCGATTCCCTATCGTGGAAAAGTCTTCGTCAGGTTAAGTTATACTGGGGGTCTTTTTGATACGGAAATTCCTGCTGATTTTCAGGAAGCAGCGACTGTCTTAGCAGTGAGGTTCTATCGAGAGATCAAATCCGGGCTAGGTGATTCCATAGGTGTTGCTGAACTCGGTTCTCTTGTCTATACTAAAGCTTGGCCAGTCAGAGTCCTTGAAATGATTCAACCCTATGTTCGAGTAGTTCCATGGACCTAAACGCAGTTAAACAGAGATTTGTTGAAATTGAAGCTCCTCTTGGGATCACTGGATACGTCAATACTCCTCATTCAATACCCGAGACTGATTTACCAGTTGCTCTTCATTTTGTCCGAAGCGCTACACATGAGAGTAACGGCTCAGGGATCCTAATAGAGAAAAGACTTTTCTTGATTCGGGTTTTCATTGTTCCTCTAGTTTCAGGAGTTCCTGGAGAAAGTGAATCAATTGTAGAGCCCTATTTAGACAGAGTTTTAGTTGCTTTTGGAGAAAGACCCGGTCTTTCTTCATCAGAAAGTGATGATCCCCTCGAAGGTATACAGACGATGAAGATCATCTCAGATTCAGGAGTAACTATTCTACCTTATCCAGACGCTCAAACAAAATTCCTCGGGTTAGAATTCACTGTTCAAGTAATGGCTGTTTCAAACACTCAATATGTAAATAAGGAGTAAAAACTATGACTGCTACGAATTCTGTTCTTCCAGTTGGTCTTCGGAAAGTTCGTGTTTTCGAACTCGATCCTTCCGGGAATTTCAAAGCTACTGGGTCTACACCCTATGAAGGACTTTCCTTTCAGGGTCCTAAAGCTTATTCTCTTAATATCCCCGAGTCTCGGAGAATTGCTCATCTGGGAAATGATCGTTTGATTGCAACTGATCAGCTTCCTTCCCTCGAACCCTATGCAGGTGAGATTCGAGTCTCTGCTGTTGATTATGATCTTGATGCTTTTCTGATGGGTCAGTCAACTTTCGGTTTAGGTTCAGCGTTAGCAGTTGCTCGGGGAACTGATCTTCAGGGAAGTGAACGTCAGGTAGCTATGCTTCTTTATCAGCAAGCTCTCGTACGTTCAACGAAGTCCAGGGTTTGGCGCTTTCACCTGATTCCGATGACTCGGGCGATTCCGATTCCTTCGAGCTTTACTGAAAATGCTGAAGATCATCGGTACTCATTAGCTCCGACTCCAGTTTCTAAACTTCCCTGGGGAGAATCTCTGAAGGTTCCAACCCATGGTGTTACAGAAGCCACGATTTTCGATGGCTTTATGGTGAATAAACCCCACATAGCTGCTTGGTTAGGTGATGGGACTTCAACTGATTTTAATTTCCATGTCGATCGACCTGCAGCTGAGTCTACAGAAGCCTATGGAGTTTGGGTGAATGGAGTTTCAGCTACAGTGACTCGTTCTACTACTGGGATCGAATTCTCGTCTCCTCCGGCTAATGGTGCTCTGATCGTTGCTTTCTATGGAGTTGCTAATGACCCAGACTAAGAAAAAGAAAATTACGGTTAGGAGAGCTACCTATTTGGATGGAATCCAAAGGGCAGCTCTCATGGCAGAAGGTCTGGCTGAAGCTGGTCCATTTCCTGAGAAGCTCTCAGATCAGATGCTTCACTATACAAGGACCTTCTTATTTCCGTCTCTTAAGGCATGTTCTGACTATCAGGGTTCTTATACTGACTTTCTTCAACTTCCTGACCAAGAAGTCGAAGCTTGGGTAGCTGAAGCTGAGGCATTGAACCCTCATTGGTTCACTATCGAACAGGACCAAAAAAAAGACAGCAAGTAGCTGATGAGGTTCATTCTAGGCTGGCGTCTCTTCTAGATAAGGAAGAAGAAGGAGATTTCCCTGATACGATTGACCTCACAAAAGAAAGCTTCGAGAAATGGTACCCTCTCTGGGCTCTTTGGAGATCAACTGAAAAGAGACATCTTCTCAGTGAACTTCTTCTAGAACCAGAAGAACCCTGGAAGGCAGTTCTGGAGATCGAACACTTATTCGGAATCTTAGAAAATGGAAAACGCAGAGAAAAGACTTCAGCTGATTCTTGGGATAAAAGTTGATCCTGCTCAAGCCCGTGCTGCTTCTGAACAGATCTCGAAAGTTACTTCACCTTCTGGAGATCTTACTGGTTATTTGAAGCTCCTTGAAGCTGAATTTAAGAAAAGGGGGATCAAACTCGGTCAAACTTTCAGTGAATCTATTCAGAAGGGTCTTACAGAAGATCAAGCGGCTGATTTGTTTATTAATCAGATGCGCGAGCAGTTATCTCTTCTTGAGAGAAGTACTGAAGAGATTAGAACCCGACAAAAAGAACTTAAATCTGAAGCACAAATACTCAATCAACTTTCTGAGAGGGCCCAAAAGTATTCTCGTGCATTTACAATTCTTGGTGGAGCTATTACGGGAGGATTCGTAGCAGCAGCATTCAAATATATTGGATCAGCTGATAAGTCGGATGCAATCTCTAAAAAGTGGTTGGCTACTTCTAAGGAGCTTGAGAAGTCACAACAAGAGATCGGAAGGATCGCTGCTCAGACTGTTCTTCCGATCTATCAGAAAGTGGCTCAAGTCATGGAAATTATTTCAAGGATCGCTCAAGCGAATCCTGAAGCTGCTAAGACTCTTTTTGGAGCCGGGGTTGCTCTAACACTTATCGGAATACTAGGTAGTGGGATCAGCAGAGGAATCAGACTTGTGGCTGATGCCAAATTGATTCTAGCGTCATCACAACAATTATTAGCCTCCGTTACAATGAGTAAAGCAGCTAAAGATCAACTCATTGCTGCTGGATTAATGCAGAAAGGAGGTTTTTTAGGTTTACTCCAGAAGGGTGGGCTTCTAACAGCTGCAGGAGGAGCCACTGCTTTAGGTACAGGTCTTGCTATAGCAGGAGGAGTTACAGTTGGTGCTGCTGTCAATGATGCAATCGTAAAGGCTACTGGAAAAGGAGCAACGACCGCACAGTTTTTGACTGTTGGAGCTCTCAAGCTCTCAAAGGTCTTTGAAGAAGTTGCAATCAAATTCGGAACTCCTGCTGAAGAAGCTCGACATAAATCGGAAGTTTTTGTTGCTCTTGTAGGAAAACTTACAGGAGCTATGGATGAAAACCACCCCCTGTGGCAAAAAGTGACTGAAGCTGTAAAGAAAGCCTCAGAAGCATTATCTGATGTTGAAAAATCTACTCTTGAATGGCAGCGTGAAGATCGTAAGCTCGTTGAGGATGCTTATCAGAAACGTTTGATGATCGTTGCAGCTTATCAACAAAAAGAGAATCAGCTGATTGCGAATTATCGTTCACAACAGTCTCAGGTCTCCTCTCAGTTTGATAGTCAGCTTAAAACTCTTCTCCAGAACTATGCTGTAGAAGTTGCTCGTGCTGAAGAAGCTTACGAGCAAGAACGTGCTAGTATTATTCGTGAGAGTTCTACGAAAATTCAGGATATCGAACGCGATCATCAAAAAGCAATGGTCCAGCTTACGAAAGATCATAATCAGAGAGTTGCAGATTTAGTTGCTTCAAGAGATGCGTTAGGTCTAATCAAAGAACAACGAAGATTTGCTGAAGAAAAATCTCAGGCTGAACAGTCTATCAATGAGACTATTGCTCGTGAAAAAGAAGAAACAGCACTTCGACTTCAAGAACTCTCTCGAAGACATCAACAGGAAAGAATCGAACGCGAGAGAGCCTTTCTTGAACAACGCAAGGAAATATCACGTCAACGTGCACAATCAATGTCTGAATTGAGAAATTCTTATTTGGCTGAACTAGCACAATTAAGACAGGCAAAGTCGTTAGAATTGCTTGAATTACAACGTGCTCTAGATGCTGAAAGACGTCTCAAACGAGAACAATATGAAGCTATTATTCGTGATCTTGGAGGAACTCCGGCTCCGAATTCTACGACATCTTCTTCATCTGGTGTAACTTATACGAATCCTTATGATATTCGTTCTAGAGGATACGCACGAGGGGGATACGCAAGTGGTTTGATCCGAACAGGTGAGGAAGGAATAGAGTTCGTGATGAGTCACTCAACTACAAGAGCTGCAGAAAAAGTCATCGGAGGTTCTTTGACCCAAGAATCCTTGCTGAATGCTCTTGCTGGTAGATCAATCACTATAATGGATCAGAGAAAATTTGAATCTGTTCCATCTCCATGGGATCGAAAGAAAATGAATGACGAGATGCGTGAAGTCATACGAGAGGTGATCAATGGCCGGATATGAGTTCTCTTTGAATGGATCACTCCTTTCGAGTTTAGGAATCGTTTGGCCTGCTCATCAATTCTCTCCTGGGAGTGAAGATATTCAGCTAGCAAATGGGGGTGTTGTTACTGTTGGTTGGATTCAGAGTAGTTGGCATTGGGATTATCTTGAGAAAAGTCAATATGATATCCTCAGAACATTTTGTCCTGGAAAAAGTGCTGATATCACTATTAGAACTCTTAATCAAGAGAACATCTGGAAAAATTATACAGGTAAAATGATCTGGCCAACTGTGGTAACTCACTCGAATTCAAAGGTTCTTGATTTTACTTTGAACTTCCGAGCGTTAGTAGAGGTTGTTCCATGAGGGCAGTTACTTCTAGTGAAAAGGCTCTATTGAGGGGCCATCAAAGTTCAAAATTCTACTTGGCCCTTCTTCCTAAAAGAGTTGTTTACACTGCGAGACTCGCATCTGTCCCTGAATCTGCTGACATGGTAGCACAGATCTCTTTCGTATCGGGGAATGGGACTTTAACAAACGTGCGTCCGGGGATGACTCTGTTAGTTGGATCCACTCCTGAAGATGATGATCTCGGGCGAGTCAGGATTCGTCTTTCACCGATTGCTGGAACCTTTTATATAGGAGAACAGTCTCATGTCAAATGGGTTCCAAATGCTTACTTGACAGTCATAGAAGATTATGATCTCTGGCCACGTCATCTTTCTATGACTGGGGGAAATATCAAGATGGACTTTGATATTCCTTACACAGATCAACATCAGTTATTCAATCCAGTTCCTCTATTAGGATCTCATCGAGTAGCAAAATTATCAGGACCTAGTATTGTTTTGAATCTTGGGTCTGATAAAGACTCATGGGTTTTTGATTCAACAATTTCATCATATTCTTGGTATATCCCGAGTGCAGTCTCTATCGTTGGAGGAAACACCCGGAATCCCTCTGTAACATTTAACCAACCGGGTTGGCATCCTTGTTATTGTACTGTAACAGCCTCTAATGGAAAATCCAAAACTGCCATGAGGTGGGTCTATCTCTGGAACTCAGAAAATCCTCCAATAGAAGTTTTTGGAATTTCAAATTTCATTGAGAGTTTGAAAGATGGAGGAAGCTCATGTCAACTCACGTTCTATACTGACATGAGTAATATACCTCGAAGGGCCTTCGGGATTCTCTTCTCGGATGATTATTACGGTAATATAAATCAATCGTTGGGTCAAGTTCTTGGTGGAGAAAATATCAGACTTGTAGGTCGATTGAACAATGAATCCTTAGAGTTCAATAAAGGTGTTCAGAAAGTCTCTGCTGAACTTCAAGGATATCAATATTGGTTTTCAAAGATTCCGACGTATCCTGTTGGAATAGAGATCGCGAAGAATACTCCGACTGAGTGGACCTCTTTACCAAAATTGACTGTGGATCGTGGTCTATGGCATCTTTTAGAGTGGCGCACAACGGCCATTGGAATCATGGACATCTTTCTGACAGGGGATTCACATTATTCACCTGAAATGGCCTCATATTCTGGAAGTCTCTGGGAGATGATGAATGAGTTTATTTACTCACAGATTCTAGGACATCTAGGAGTGAACCCCCAAGGTCAATTTTTTGCAGAACGTGATCCTCAGCTGCTTTCTGATAGGTCAGGAATCATCGAAGTCATGGATCTGACTGTATTAGACTATCGTGGAGATTCTGTCACAATTGAGAATATACTTGTTCCTGAAGTTTCAATGATAGATCTCTCAGGAATTTCAATTGATCAGAATGGCGGATCCGCATCAAGTTATTTTGCTCTTTCTCCGGGACATGTCTTTGGAGAGTACGGCTCTGTGGAGATCATCGACAGATTATTGATTCAGGATCAATCAGAGTGCAATACCCTTGCCGGACTTTATTATGGATTTCGATCCAATCCGTATCCAAGAATTGAAGTGACTCTACTTGCAAATAATTTCATGGTTGGGGTTTTTCCTGCAAACTATCTCTTGTTCACATTTTCTGAAACACTCAGAGGGACTCAAACTTTCAGGATGATCCCCCGAGAAATTCTCTCTGAGTATTCAGCCGAGAAGGGACTCCTTGAGATCAAAGTCATTTGTGAGGCTGAATCTTTTGAAAAGAACTCAGTTGCATATATTCCACCAGAGGGTGATAATATCTCAATACCTCCACTTCCTTCATTCCCTAAACTACCTGATTTTACGCCATTATATCCAGGTGATACTTCACATCAGAATGAAAGAGGTCCCTCAACCGTAGTTGCTGTTATTCGAAGAACCGTTGATGGTCAACCTGGCGGGATTATCTACACGAAGAATTTCAATGCTGATCAACCCTCTCAGATCATTTGGCAGTTCTGGAATAATGGACTTTCACAAGTTGATATCGAGACTCTCAATGGATTTGGAACTGATTTTGACATGTTCTTTACTCCATCTGGATCCTGTTGGTTAACTGTTAGACCAATTCAGAATTATGCAGGCACTCTTACTTCTGGATACGGAGGCATATATTATTCTCCTGCATTAGGGGCAACATGGGTCAAAATTTTTGGATTTGAACAGTTAGTTGAAGCCTACCCAGGAGCAGCTTTTTACGGGATTTTTGCCTCTACTTTCAATCCGAATAAACCAGAAGAGATCGGAATACTTGCTGGAACTCGAAGTCCTCATCAAGCAAATATCTGGATTGGGAATCGTAGTGGCTTTACCAAAAGAGCAGCACATAGTATCGTAATCAATTTATGGGAAGGTCATGGGATCTCCAATGGAAACGGATGGTTTTTTGTAAATTCTCATGATTGGAATTCTTATCTGACGGTTAAATCAAGATTTTCTATCGACGGATCAACTCTGGAAATGGCAGATAGCGTCGATCTTGGATCTTCAGTTCCAACGAATCTTCTAAATGGGGGGTCTCAAGGTATCTATCTTCTCGGTGTTTCTAATGGATTTATGTCTGTTACTAATGATCTTGGAGATACCTTTACTTCTCGAGGTTCGAATCTTGATGTCGGAATCACGGGTTCTTATTCATGTGATCCTACTGGTCAATATCTTTTAGGAGCATTCCCCGCTTATGTTAGAAGAGGCAAATCAAGTGATTTCGGGTACTCATGGTCTACTCTGACGAATTTGATCCCAGGAACTTACTATCAATATGCGTTCGCTGGAGGGACTGGAGTAGAATCTCGTTGGTTGGCGGGGTATGCTTCGATATATTACACGCCTAATGCTTTCGGATCAGAAAATTGGGAAGTGAGAGACGGTAATCTTGTCTATTTAACTCCAATGGGTAGAGTATTCAGGAGAATCCTCATTCCAGGACTGAAAAACCAATGAAAAAACGTACTGTTCAACTAGAATATAAAAAGAGCGTTGAAAACATTCTTGGAAAAACAGAAGAGCGTTCTGGATGGATTGGGCTCAATCCGACAACAATCGAATCAGATGTTCCGGGTCTAATTTATGTAAGACTCTCAAATCAGCAAGTAATTCGTGCAATCAACAAGATTGCTCCGAATGAGTATAACTATCCAGTCAAAGTTTCTCGGAAAAAGGGTCAAGCCTACTGGGAAGTTACAGAGGTAAGACAAACTTATAGTGTACCACTCCAAACAATTAAGAATCATCATACACAACACGAATTTCCGGCTTCTGATACAATCTGGGTAAAAGACGCACAATTTATGCCGTTTTTAGTCCTTCCAAAAGAGGGTCTAGTTGTTTCTATTTATGGAGGAATTCTTAAAAGGGCTGGTAAGTATCATGTGATTCCTAATCAATCAGTAGATTTATCAGGGTATGTTCCCCTAGTTGGAGCCCGATGGGTTCTTTTAGAAGTCATAGAGGGTGATCTCACCATAACACTTTCTCAACAATATAATACAATCTCAGAGCTCACACCTTCTACTATTCCTAACGGTATTGGAGTTGCTCTTTGTGCTATTCGATTGCGAGCAGGTCAGACTTCTATCAGTCGTGAGGATGATTTTGTTGATCTTCGATGGGCTCATGAAATGGAGTTATCTTCTTATGCAGATAATTATAGCTCCGCTGGGAGAATCTGGGGTGGAAAAATCACCCTGGGGTCGCTTGGAAAAGTCAACATCTCAGCAGGACAAGGTTTTATCAAGACAATTGGTGGGAGTATTGATTGCAATCTGAACAACATCCCCGAATCATTCAACAACGGTCAGGGTAGTCATCTAAAATTAGTTTCCTGGAATAATCTCACTGATGTTAGTCTATCTGGAGTTGGAGATAATATCATTTTTTGGGATGCTAGTGGAGAAAATTTTGTTGTAGTCTTAA